CCGGATTATCCGGCTAGTTTAGTTCGGTACTCTTGCCACTTGCTGATAGCTGATTGCACTGCGTCGGGCTGGCTCGTAATATTGAGTAGCGCCGCGAGGCGGACCTTATCAGTATTCGTCATTCCACTTTCGCGCAAGCCGGAACACATTTGCTCCATGCTAGCGTTTTGCTGCTTCTGGTAAGCGGCGCGGATGTTCTCCGGAAGCTTGGCCAGCTTCTCTGCTGGGATACTGAGATTGCCGCTCAATAGCCCATTCAGTTCATCTATTGAGAAAACGCTTTGCTTTGCCATTTCCTCAATGCTCATATTCTGCACTTCGCAGTGCTTGCGCAACTCAATGGCAGTATCTCCGCCGAAGATGGAGCGCTTCTGATCCTGCGCACGGAAGGTGTCCACATAGGCTTGAGCGTAGGACATCCATGATGCCTTAAACTGGTCGCAGGCTTTATTGCACGCCGACATCATCTCGTTGTTGTCCTTCGCGTTATACCAGATGTCGTCCATCGTGCGCTGCAGAGATTCAAGCAGTGAGTAGCCCATGCGACTGACGACCACCTCGTTCATCGTTTCCTTGAAGTTCATGGAGCGAACGTCAGTGATCATTGCATTTTCATTTGAGGCGAACACCACAGGGGACACCTCAAATAACTTCGCTTCCCGGATGTATCGCACACCCGCCTTGTAATAATCGCTCACTGTATTGAATCCTAAAGAAAGCGTATCGATTACGCCGTCCTTCATCAGCTTGAACGCTTCATCGGCCTTCTCTACCCCGAGCGACAATTGGCCACGAATGAACAGTCCTTTCTCATCCTCGCGCAGTTCCATCGGCTTGCCAACCGGGTCCTTGTGGCTGTACATGATCTTGACCTTATTGGCTCGTTCAGAAAGCGTTTTTGAGAAAGCGCCACGCTCGAACACGCTGTTGTAATCATCGACCTGATTCCAGAGGCAGGCATAGCCCTCAAAAATACCAGCGCCGTTTTCTTCCCGCGTCTCTATGTGCTCAGCCCGACAATTCCTATATTCAATCTCTTTGCTCATAATCTATTCCTCAGTCAAATGACATAGCACAACGGCAGTTAATACGGTCCCCTGGGTCGCCCTTGGGATCAAGCGGAAAACGCATCGGCGTAGGACCATTGTCCCATGTTCCATCGATGGGCACCGCCACCCCATCACGTTGCTTATGCAGTTCACGCGGGGCATTCTCGTTGACGTAATTTCCTGCCATCCACGTTTTTGTCTTCGCATTCGCCGCCATCGCACCACCGAGTTGGCCAATGGATTGAGCAGTTCCCGTCAATGTGCGGGCAAGCATCAATGAGCGTGCAGCGCTGAACAACCCAATATCGTCAATCGCCTGCATGATCTCAGTGGGAGTCTGATCCTTTTCAATACCGTTCTGCACCATCGCTGTCACCCCTGCGGCGGTGGTTTCTTCCATCCCGGATACTTCATTCAGGGCGTAGGCTTCCTGAACAAGATATTCCTTAATAGCATCCGTGATCACGGCTCGTACCTCACGCCCAACAGCCAACCCGGCGCGGTTAGTCACGAAGCCCTTAGAAAATTGTGCCGCCAGTTCATGTGCCTTGTTATCCACCGCCTCAACCCAGGTGCCGCGCGTGCTCTTGATCGCAGCAATGGGGTCGCGCCCTCCTTCTATCGCAGACTTAACCCCTCCGCGCTGTTCATCCAGCAGCTTGCTGAACATGGCTGAAACCGATGTTGATGCTATGCGCTCACGTGCATCCTGTTCCGCTGCGATGTCTCGTTGTTCCATGGGCTTCATGCGCACATCAATGGGCTGCGCAGTTCGCTGTTGTGTGGGGTCGAACGGTTGAAGCGATGCACGAGGCGGGAATCCACCCCAGGGTTGATCCCAACTGTCGAATGCCTCCAGGCCAAGTTCAAGACGTGCATTGATGGCACTTATCGGAACGCCGATGCTGTATAGAGTTTTAGCGTTGTTGATCTTCTCGCTGTCCTGCTCTTTCAATGCGGAGATATTTGTCAGGTCAGGCTTGATCTCCTCACCGGGCTGTAGTTCCTTCGCGAACGAGAAGTTAAGCTCTGAGCAGATATCGTCTAGCAACGGGATAACATTCGATTCATACAGAATGCGCAGAGCGGACGTATAGTTGTTATATGTCATGCTTTCTGATGACACTAAAGCAAGCGGCACATTGAAAATAACGAAGACCGCCTCGCGGTTGAACTTCCGTGATTCAATGAAGTCCATTTCAGCAGCATTCAGTCCTACGCGAGTATAGGTCGCATCAGATCCTAGCACCAATGGCTCACGTACCTTGCCTTTGTTGCCGAACTTCTCCTTGATCTTCGCTAGGATGGCATCACCGAGCGTCTGCGTCAGGTCCTTCTTAAACGTGAATACACCATCCACAACACCGCGATTCTCCATCGCGCTCTTGTTCCACTCCTGCTGCTCTACATCGCAGTCCACTTCGCGCGCGGCAGCTTGTAGCGGACCAATTCCATTGATTGGGTTCGCCGGGTCGAGCAATCGCAGATAGCAAACGTTCTCTGGTGTGAGGTCGTTGGTTCGTTGCTCGTCCAGCTCATACCCGGCGATAAGATAGGCCACATCCTCAGACGCGATGGGCGCAATGCGATCAGGAGAAATTAGTTGCAGCTCTTTGGTTCGTGTCCCGACCATGATTTTCTTGAATGGCGCGCGGCCTGTGAGCTGTAGCCATGCCACAATCAATTCGATGAAATCCTGGCCGCTCAGACTTTGGCACGGGTGCTTCAGTAGGATGGATATGGGATGCTTCTCGTTTATCTCACCGTCTTTGAATACCACCAGCGGAACGGAGCTTGCTGCCTGCACGATGTGCCGCACGGCAGCGTAGACCCACCCAGAAACTTTGTACCCCTCGTTGACTGACTTTTGTACGGTCCATGTACTCCATACCGCCCGTTTCATCTTCACGATGAAACGATCAGCGATAGCCATGCTTGAGCGAGTAAGATAGTTCATCGTTTTGACAGCAACTCCGTCTTACGGGCCGATCCCGAACTTGACCCAAAGTAATAAGCCACGACCTGTTCCGCTTTTGCGGACACATATCCAACCAGTGTGCCCGCGACAGCTGCCCCAGGGCCTGACATAATGTCCGGGCGGAACAGGACCCATGCAACTACGCTGAAGAACCCACCGATGATAATCCCAGCGAGCACAGGATTTGCTTTCCCACCGACCTTTACTTCCCGCTCACGGGCTGAGGCGCGATCTTCCTGCGCGATCTTCTCCAGGTCGATGCCGACTCGTTGAAGGTCGATCTCGAATTGATTATCAGCCTGCTTGAGAGCAAGCAATTGATCAGGCGATGCCCCGACGATGGCAGCAGCCACGTCATCCTGAGAACCATCGGCACGGCCTAGAAGTGCCTCGGAGGCAGCACGAACTGCGAGACCGATGGCTGGGTTACCCGTTAGGCCACCGGCAATAACCCCTCCGATGGCAGGTGCCACGGCTTTCAGTGTAGCTTTCCAGTCGAAGTCCTTAGCCATTACTCATACGCCTTATTGATAAATGCTTTCATCTCGGCACAATCGGCTTTTCTTTCTGCTTCGTCATCTTTAGCGGCATAGGCGGCTAACTCATCCAGGCGGGCAAGGCATGGAGCTTTGCTCCTCAGATATTCCATCTTTTTGATCTCGGCGAGACCGGGGTTATCCATCGGGTAATGATCACATCCTGTCACATAGCCGTACTCACTATCCGTAATCACGGTCCCGCAAATCTCGCACATAAAATGACTCATGTCGGCTCGTGCTCATCTTTCTGCTGGCATTCACCCCGACGCCAACGGCCAGCTTCAACCCATAGGTTCTTGCCCTTGTGAAGGATCTCCAACGGCTTCATGGAACGCACGGCGGCCCAGAACATTTTCCAGTTGGTGTTCATATCCGTACATTGCTGGTCGTGCTGACTTGTCATTTTACTTCCTAATTAAATGGGAGGGGATGGCGGGACTCGAACCCCATGACTGATTCTGCTTGCACCAGAATGCCGGCCGGCATAGTCATGCTTTGCGACCTCACCAAGGTTCCCCGTCGGGACGACTTGGTGCACTCTACCAGCTGAGCTACATCCCCATAAATCATTGATTGCACGCCGCCATGCAGGCATTAAACGCACTGGTGCAGGCCGTCTCTTCAGCTGCCGTACAGGGTATTGGCTGGGGCGGAGGGGGCGTCACCGTGCCGTATTGGTCCGATGGCACGATTGTATAGATGCGCGACTGAGTCATCAGGCCATCCAGCAGGTCCTTCGCGGTGGATGACGCCGGATCAATCCCCTGTGCCTTCCACAGCGCCCCAGCGGACGCCTGAGCCTCGAACTGGAAGTGAGCCGCACCGGAGGTATCAGTAATGAACCATCCATAGTCTCGTAGCGCGTGGGCAACCGTGCGGGCAAGTTTCTGATAAGCTAACGGCTTGATA